CCACCCTTGAAGTCCTCAGTCAGACCGGGGGTCTTTAAGACCTTTTTCTGACTGTGGAAGGCTCCCCTACATCTCGATCAACTCTTCAAGTCCTACCCAAGACTCAGGTTCTTGTAGAGCCTTGGTAGCAGACATCGCGTGGAGGACACCCCGTGTTTTCTGGGATTTCTCCATTGCCCTCTTGTACCAGATCCGCCAGGACTTTAGGACTTGGCGAGGATCAATGAGCTCACGATCTACCCCGACAGAAAGGTTCCACGCCATCATCTTCAAACGAAGATGACGTTCGTGCTCCTCTGAGTCCCGGTAGACCAACTGTGCTCGAAGTTCCTCAGCCAGATCAACAAAGTCCTTGATTGCCAGCTCAGACATGGCCGGCCCCGGCTCTCTCAGCCATTTAAGGTAGAGAGAGGATCGGTAGGCCTCCAAGTCGAGACAAGACAACCAGGCAGCAAGTCGGAGATGATGCGTTCCAACTTGATCGAACCGGAGCTCCCCGTGTGGCAAGCCTAACCCACCCCTTGAAACCGGCAACCACCAGCTGACAGGAGGTAACTGATCCAGAATGGGACGGGCATAACGGAGAAAACGGGTAAGAAGATTCTTACCCATCTCCGTGCCCTCCCACCCTCTCAACAATTCCTCCAAGCGTCCACGCAGAGTCTTTCCGTGAGAGAGAACAGAATCCTCCCTAAAGAGGAATCTTCTTCTCTCACAGAGACCAGTCTGGACGACATGGAGAAGGTTGAGACGGATTGTTGGAATTCGCTCACACTCCCAATGGCAACCTTCCTTCCGAACTTTAAAAAGATCGGAATTAAGGATTGCCAGATCGGAGCAGACGAAATTCTTCCCGGCACTCGGTTTCAGTCCAACAAGGGAGACACGACTCTTCCAAAACCCATAACCATAATCTGGTAGGGTTAAGAAGACATCGTCTCCATTGATGGCACAACCGTAGTAATCCCGAAGATGCTTCTTCGGAAAGCCGAGAACCTCCTGAACATGCTTGTTGATGGCGAGGTTCGCAAGACAAAGAATGGGAAAGGAGATCGGACTCCCCATGAGCTGACCCCAAACTTGGGGTTTCTCCTCGATAACGTGACCAGTCAGGGCACGAAAGAGGAGAACTCGCTCCTCCCAGGGAATGCGGAGTTGTCGACAGAGTTCTTCAAGAACAATCTCAGAGACCCAAGGGTCGAGATTATCTGTCGCAGCCTCGTAGTCCCCGGAAACGGGGCCCCAATCGAGACCCTCAGAAAGTGAGGCATTAAGAACATGGGATATATGAAAGGGACGAACTGGCTCTCCCACCAAACGGAGAGAGGGCACGGCTCGACAAACCTTCCAAAAGGCTTTTTGCCAGGAATGACATCTCTGGTATTCAGCCGCAGGTCCCATGGAAATGACCCTCACCTTGAAGGGCTCGAGAACGGGACTCCTTTTACAGGGAATCCGATCAATCACAGGAAGGAAGGGATCCATCACTTGCCGTCTCCATTCGAAATCGTCTCGGACATACACTGGTTTCAGAACAAATCCACACCGGTTCGGAGGACCTTCGTCCTCAGTCCAGGTGCAGATCTTCTGAGTCTTGTGTATAACTCGAGCGAATCCGATAAGGAGGCGAGTCGGAGTGATGATCTCATCCACGGTTCGAGGAGCCACCAGGCAACTGAAGGCTCCTCCAGCGGATCGGGGGGACTCAAAGGAAGCGGAAAGAGTAGGAACCTTCGGTTTCTTCTTTGGGAGAGACCGAAGGCACTCCACCGCTTCACGAACAGTAACCCGAAGAGCAAGCTCGATTCCATCAGGGATATCTCTCGACTCCCTCTCCTCAGTAAGGAGAGTAAGTTGTTTCTCCATAGCCATATCAACGAGATCCTTCGCCAGGGGAGGGGCACATCGCTTAACAGCCAAGAGACTGTAAGCGAGGCCCCTCATCCGGCGACGTGGTTCCCGAAGATAGCAATGGAGACCCACTCTCCTCTGGAGTTTGGGAGGTAGGAAATATCCATCCTTCTCACACCAACCGAGAAATTCCGGTCGGGGAGGAGGATCATCCTTGGAATCGAAAGAGCGCCAGGCAAACCAGTTTGTCTGATACTTGAGGAACGCTTCCAAACAGCC